GCGAATAATGTTCAGCTGTTGTTTTACGAATTGGTAGTTGGGATAACTTCATCTGTAAACAGCTCTTTGAAGAAGAGCCGGATAAAATATAACCATAACTTAACAACGGCAGGTTTGCTTAAGGTCCATTTGGGTCTTGGAGTTTTTCAGATGTCCCCAGCTTCAAACCTTTTAGGTGTCTATCTCTCATGACTTCCATAACTTCAAGAAATTTCATTTTTTATGTTCGTAGAAAGGAACAGGCATGTCTGAACAGGTTAAACGCAACTTGCAAAGAAACATGATGCCATTCATGGGAGAGCATCCATTACCGCCCGCCCGACCGACAGACCGATGGACGCCATGGTCAGGACAGGACGATGCTTTGGCAAAGAGCGATCCTATGAACAGGTCGATTGTCGATATTACTTTTCAAAACGAAGAAGATCGGCAATTTGATAGGGATGTAGGTGAGGTTTTAGGGACAGGAATTGGATCTATACCTGGACTAGCAATAGCGCTTCCACTGGCGGCTTTTGGACCTCTAGGAATAGCAGCGGCTGGGGTAACCACCGCCGTGGGCGGGGCGCTTGGATCAAAGCTAGGTGGAAAATATGGTTTTATCGGCGGGATGCATAAAATCAACAAGGGACTGACCACTGAAGATGGTTGGTCCGGTCTGCAGGATATAGGCAGGGGAGCTCCCGGCTACTGACGGATCGAAGCTCTGGACAGGCGCGCTGCAGGCTTGCTTGTCCAGTCGAGTTCAAAAAATTCTTGACAAAGTGGATATTTATAGAACAAAATATGAACAATTGAGTGGCGTATGGAATTTGTCCTATGCCAAATGTATGGCAAATAAATTCTGCGTGAGTAAAGAGCGATGATGTTTGGGATTTTACGAACTGTTGTAGTTGCAGCGATGATTGGCTCTTTTATGTTTTTCTCTAGAAATTTTGGCGACTGGTATCATGATAATAACGATTATGGGCAAATGGCAATAATGTCTGTCGTATTTACATTTTTTTACTATATCGCAATATATTTATCTAAAATAATATTTAGAATATTTAATATATCAATTAAATAAATATGATTTCTATTTTTGTTAAATATTCTTACTTTGTGAGCGTAATGCGTTGATAGTTCGTTGTTTTTTGTATTGAACCAATAATGATGATTGATAAATAAGAAACGCTAAAGAATAAAAGTAAATGTATAAATTAATCAGATTTATTGTGTTAGTATTCGCGATTATTTCCCTTAGTTTTTCATTTGATCATTTTGGAAATTGGTATTCATCATCTAATATATTTGTTAGAATTGGAGTGTTTGCTTTGATAGGAACGCCTATTGTATTCACGATTGACTTCTTTTTTGAAAAATTCCTTAAGAATTTAATATAAAAGCCCGGAGATTGTAATCGTACTGACAGTACTGCACTTTTAGCCGGTGTTTAGGCAGCCGTGGATGGATCGGTCCGTTGCTATATTTATGTCGGTTTGATGAGGCCATCGGCGAAGGCTTTGAGCGTCATTCTGCCATTCATGTTATGTCCTTGATGCGGATGCTTTCCATTGTGACCGAGCAGCCATCTATCGAGAACCACCTGCATTTGTTCAATGATCCCGAACCATGTTTTGTAGCCTTCAACGAGAAAGAGCTTATCCCACACGGTATGGTGGGAGCATCTGACTATACCGGTCGATTGCGGGCGTTTAACCTGCGTCGCGTGATGTTCAATGTCTTCAAGCTGAAGAACAGCTCGCAGGGATGCAGATTGGTAATAGCAGAACTTGCGGCCATTAGAACATTTTGCGTTGAATATGAATCGTTGCAACACTCTAACTTATTGTTAAGACGCATTTTCTTATCGTTTAATCGATACCGATTAAACGGAGAAAGCTCTAACGGACAGAACGATCTCGATCCTGGCGTTATACTCCTCAATAGTTGGGATGACGTCATTGCTGAGGATGTGAACGACATTTATTCTCGACAGCTTTTCCAGCCATAAACCACCAGTGACGCGGGCGCTGACAGAAGCATTCTGCGCGAAGAAGACCTTCCTTCTTCCCTAAAGCCCAGACTTCAATTGCAGTATTTCTCTCAGAACAGAGAACTATCGGGTTGTTTCGATCACTTTTGAGCAACCCACGAAAATCAGACATGAAAGGATAGACGATGCCGGGTTTGCTTAATGCCCGTAGGGAGCGGTTTGCCCAGGCTCTGGCGCTCGGTCACTCGCCGAATGCCGCCTACAGGCTGGCGGGTTATCGCGGGTACAGCTCATTTGCAGCCAAGCTGGCGAAGAGCGAAGTCGTTCGTGAGCGGGTACGAGAATTGCTGGATTCCGCTGCCGAGCGGGTTGGTGTTTCTTCTGAGCGGGTGTTGCAGGAGCTGAGCCGGATTGCCTTTGCCGATATCCGCGATCTGGTGGAATGGCGGGATGAGGAAACCGGGCTTGATGAGCACGGCGAACAGAAAGTCCTTCCGGCTGGTGTCTGGCTCAAACGATCTGACGCCATCGCCGATGATATTGCGGCGGCCATCGCCGAGGTCATCCCGACCAGCCACGGTCCGAGGGTCAAGCTGCATGACAAGAGAGCCGCGTTAATCGATCTCGGCAAGCATCTCGGAATATTCGAGGCGGCGAAAAATGATGGAGCCCGGCAGGGGAAGCAGGCGAGCCGGACAATCAGCGATCAGCCTTCGGTGGATGGCGCGGATGACATAAGCGCATCGCCGCCGATGACCGAACAGGATTGGGAGAAGGCGCACGGTGGTGATGAGCATGCAGATAGCTGAAATTAGCAACCTGCCCCAGACCCCAGGAAATCTGCCGGGCGATGATACCGAAATCGCAATCTGGCGACCACAATCAGGGCCGCAAAAGGCGCTGGTGGATTGTCCGCTTGCCGAAGTCTTCTTTGGCGGCGCGCGTGGTGGTGGCAAGACGGATGGGGTGCTTGGCAAATGGGCCTTGAAGGAGAGGCGTTACGGCAAGGATTTCAATGCGGTGATGTTTCGGCGCACGACCGTTTCCAGTGAGGATGCCATCGAGCGCTCGAAACAGATTTATCGTCCGCTCGGAGGTGTCTTCAACGAAGGCAGGAAAACATGGCGGATGCCACATGGCGGGCGTATCTCATTTGCCTATCTCGACAATGTCGAGGATGCGCAGGAATATCAGGGCCGTAATCTGACCGATGCCTGGGTGGAGGAAGCCGGGCAATACCCGACGCCGGAACCTATAGACCGGTTGTTTGCGGTGTTGCGCTCGGCGAGCGGCGTGCCGGTGCAGATGGTGCTGACCGGCAATCCGGGAGGGGCAGGCCAGCACTGGATCGCAGAGCGTTACCGGCTTTCGCCCTTTCCGAAGCGGCCCATGACCATCACGCGCCGTCTTTCCGGCGGCGCTCAGCATCGCATGGCGGTGATCCCGTCGCGGATCACCGATAACAAACTGCTGCTGCGGGCTGATCCGGGCTACGTTTCCAGGTTGCAGCTGGTGGGCTCTGCCGAGCTTGTCCGGGCGTGGCTGGAGGGAGACTGGAGTGCGGTCGAGGGCGCTTTCTTCAACGAATGGAGCGAGGCGCGCCATGTGGTTTCGCCGTTCTCCATTCCGGAGACCTGGCTGAAATTCCGTTCCGCAGACTGGGGTTCGGCAAAACCATTCTCGATAGGCTGGTGGGCTGTCGTTTCCGATAGCTATCCGATTGCCGGGACGGGTATCGTCCTCCCGCGTGGCGCATTGGTGCGCTACCGTGAATGGTACGGAGCATCCCGCCCCGATGTCGGGCTGAAGATGACGGCGGAGGAAGTCGCGCGCGGAATCATGACGCGGGAAACCGGGGAAGACATCGCTTACGGCGTGCTGGACCCGGCCTGTTTTGCAAGCGATGGCGGCCCGTCCATAGCAGAACGCATGGCGGATATCGGGGTGCATTTCGAGCGGGCCGACAATGCCCGTGTTTCAAGGCGAGGAGCATTGGGAGGCTGGGATCTGTTGCGGGCACGCCTGAAGGGTGACGGCGACAGACGCCCCATGCTGTATGTGTTCCGCACCTGTCGCGATTTTCTTCGCACTGTGCCGGTGCTGCAACATGACATATCCCGCACCGAGGATCTGGACACCAGCGCAGAGGACCACATCGCCGACGAAACCCGGTATGCCTGTGCTTCAAGGCCCTGGATTGCGACGGAACAGGAAGGTGTGAGGCTTCCGCCCCCACCCGATATCAAACGCTGGCGCGACGAGGACGAGATGTCCTGGCGGTTGTGAACTGACGGTTTCATTTATTTATTTTAGGGGTTTTATGATGAGCGACCACAAACAGTCGGGCGGTGAAGCCGCGCGCGATGATGGCCGGTTCGAACGTGTCAAAACAATGTTCGACGAAGCACGCCGGTCCTGTGAGACAGCACGGCGCGAGGCCGATATCGATCTCGATTATTATCACGGCGAGCAATGGAGCACCGCAGAACGAGCCGAGCTGAAGAAACGGCGACAGCCTGTGATCACCTATAACATCGTGCGCACCAAGATTGAGAGTATCTGTGGCGTCGAGGAGGGAACGCAGACCAGCCCCAAAGCCTGGCCGCGTACGCCTCAGGATGAGGATGCCGCGGAAGTTGCGACCGACACTTTGAGATTTGTAAGCGATCTCAATCGTTTCGAGAAGATCAGGATCGATGTTTTGCGCGATATGCTGGTTTGCGGAACCGGCGGGGTGATCATTGAGGTCGAACCAAAGGCCGGTCGTTACGACATCCGCTTGCGCAAGCTGCGCTGGGAAACAGTCATTCACGACCCGTTCTCACGCGAGACGGATTTTTCCGACGCGCGTTATCTCGGTGGTGCCCTGTGGATGGATGAGAACGATATCATCGCCCTTTATGGCGAGGATGCGAGAGATGCGGTTGAAAGCGCCCTTGACGATGCGGGGCTGGCGCGTGAAAGCGACAGCTTTTCGGATCGTCCCGCATGGAGCTGGGCGGATGGGAAACGGCGGCGCGCACTCGTGGCCGAGCTTTACTATCGGGAAGATGGCGCCTGGCGGCATTGCGTCTTTACCGGTGGCGGGTTGATCCGTGACGGGCTTTCAGCTTACCGCGACGCTGATGGCGAACCCGATTGCCCGATCGAACTGGTCTCGGCTTATATCAACCGTGATAACCATCGCTACGGGCTGGTGCGCGATATGCGCTCTCCGCAGGATGAGGTCAATCATCGTCGTTCCAAGCTTTTGCATCTGCTCAATACGCGGCAGACTTTCCGGCGTGAAGGATCTATCTCGGCACGTGATCCGCAGGCACTGCGCCGCGAACTGAACAAGCCGGACGGTGACATCGTTCTCGCCAAGGGTTCCCAGTGGGGCAGGGATATCGGCATTATCGAGCACGGTGCCCAGGTTTCCGGGCAGGCTGAACTCATGCAGGAAGCCAAGGCGTTCCTGGACAGGCTGGGTCCGAATGCCGGGCTGCTCGGGCGGGGTACCGAGGATCAGTCAGGCAGGGCGATCCTGGCGCAGCAACAGGCGGGCCTGTCGGAACTGGCGACGGTATTTGCCGCTCATAATGACTGGATTTTACGTGTTTACAGGCAGATATGGGCGAGGGCACGCCAATTCTGGACGGCGCCGATGTTTGTTCGGGTAACGGATGAAATCAACTCGCCGAAATTCGTCATCATCAATGAACCGGTTGTCGATAATGGTGCGCCGGTCATGGATACTTCAACCGGAGCGCCCGCACTTCGCAACCGCCTTGCGGAAATGGATGTCGATTTGATCGTTGACCGTTCGCCGCATATTGCGAATGTTCAGTCGGAAGAATTCCGGGCATTGGTCGATCTGGCGCGATCAGGGGTTGCACCGATACCACCGCAGGCGCTTATCATGGCTTCGTCCATCCGCAACAAACAGCCGATTCTGGATGCTCTGGAGAGGGCAACTCAACTGCCACCGCCACCCCCGCCTGGTATGGAGGGATTGCCAGGACAGGGGATGCCGCCCATGCCTCCGGGTATGCCGATGCCTCCGGGTATGCCGATCCCGGGCATACCGCCCATGCCACCACCTCAGGGGATGATGCCTCCGATACCTCAAACCGTACCGGAACAGCCGATGCCTGCTGTGCCTACGGAGTGATCAGGCATCAAAAGCCTACGGCGGAATGCGCTCATCCAGAAGCGTGTTTCGCTCCAGCTTTCAAAATGCTGTAACGCATAGTTTCGTCAGCCGGCTGCAACCTGAGCGCATTGTCTAGTGGGAACCGATTTTGGGACGAAAACCCGCTGGAGATGGTGTCTGTGCGCGCTTGATCATCTGATCGCGTGGAAAGGCGATGGAGCGATGATAATCGCACCAGGGCGAGCCCGGTGTCGTCGTTGCACCACAAAAGAACTCCGGCCGGTCAAGCAGTTCGCCCATTGGCCATTTGCAGCAACCATCGCGCAGATCCCATATGCTGAGATACTTCTTTGGCGTTTTTCCCTTACCATTGCCATTTGCGGCCGTATCGGGAATCTGATCCAGCGATGAAGCTGCCGAAAATGCCTTGGTCAGAAGGTCAAGCGGTGGAGGTGTACGGTTGCGGGAAGGAACTGCCGTGGGTGGTAGCTCGTTTAAAAGCTTTGCCTCCTTGCTTACGGGAGGTAGGTTGACCGGAGCAGGGGCCACCACAACTTCTGGCGCAGCACTCTTTGGTGGAGTGCGCTGTTCTTTGGCATCCAGAACTTTACGGTTAAGGCCAAGTCGTTTGATCTTGCCGAGAACGGCGCTGCGGCTGATGTCCAGCCTCACGCATATCTCTGTTGAGGTAACGCCCTCAAGCCAAAGTTTTTTTAGTAATTCTATACGCTGATCGGTCCATTCCGACATCGTAGCGTCCAATCTCAAGGGAACTGAATAAGCATTAAAAGGGGATTAAGCTTCCACAATAAGATTGAATTATATCAATATTAGGGCAGCTTTTTTAAAAGCTGCTCCAGGAGAATGAGCAAGCAAGGAAAAATGATTGAAAGCCTGGATGAGACATGTCCAGTTGTGTCAAACCAAGCGTATGGTTTAGCCGCGGCTTTACAGAATAATATTTCAGGCAGTCAGTGATTTACCGGGAAATGTTGCCCCTTCAAAATGCTTCCAGAGAAGCCTTACCGGCGCCGCTGGACGGTTGATAAGCCGCTTTCAGCATTCGATCAGAATCCAGTTCCGACATCTCATCAATGTAAAGCAATTCGACTAGCCGTGAACGGGCGCGATTAACCCGGCTTTTGATGGTGCCGACAGCGCAATCGCAAATCTGGGCAGTTTCTTCGTAGGAGAAACCGGATGCTCCAACCAGAAGCAGAGCTTCGCGCTGATCCGGAGGCAACTGGCAAGAGCAGCGCGTAAATCTTCAAAATCCAGATGGCTGTCCTGATCGGGAGGGGTCATCAGATGTCTGGAATAGGCTCCATCGACATCTTCCACCTCGCGGCGCCGTTTGCGGTACTCGGAATGGAAGAGATTGCGCAGGATAGTGAACAGCCAGGCATTGAGATTAGTGCCGAGCTCGAAGCGGTCAATATTGGCGAGAGCCCTGAGCAATGTGTCCTGTACGAGATCATCCGCCCTGTCCGCATCTCCGCACAATGAAATGGCAAAGGCGCGCAGGCTGGGAATCGCTTTCAGAAGTGGTTCGCGAAATTCGCTATCAACCGCCATTCTCATCGTCCTCGGCATTGGAGCCGAGTTTCTCGATCAACTCAAGAAATCTCTGCGGGATCGGCTGGCTGGCAAGATCCGAATACATTGCGCGCAACTCGCTACCTATACGGTCTTGTACCGATCGATCCAGTGTTGGCTCGGGAAGGGAAGGGTCGCGCAATTCCGGATTGATAAAAATGGGAGATTCGGTTTCCGCCTGGACTTCTTGCAGTTGCGGATCTCTCATTTTGCTATCCTTGTGCATGATGCTTACCGCCGATAACGCCAAGCTTGGGATTTGGTTCCCTTAAAATAACATTTTTATTGCTTCGATAGATTCTTTTTTATTCGACAGCCGCCTTCTGGATGATTTCCGTGTCTTCCGCGACGCGATTGCGTCCACTGCGTCTGACGACAACGGGAGTTCCGATTTCGACTCTGTCGTGAAGGTCCAGAATATCCTGATTGAGCATGCGGATGCAACCACTTGAAACTGCGTGCCCTATGCTCCATGGCTCATTGGTACCGTGAATGCGGAAAAGAGTATCCGCGCTGCCATTGTAGAGGTAAAGCGCACGTGCACCGAGCGGGTTATCGATACCGCCTTTGACGAAACGAGGCAGCTCCGGCTTTATCCTGACCATTGTGGTGGTCGGGCTCCAGTTCGGCCAGACACCCTTTCTACCGACATGCGCCGCACCGCGCCAGGTATAGCCCTGTTTGCCGACGCCGATACCGTAACGGATTGCCGTACCGTCAGCCTGGACCAGATAAAGATGGCGCTGGTCGATGTTGACGACAATTGTACCGGGGCGTTCAGGGCCCTGGAAGGGGACAATTTGCCGACGCATTTCCTCGGGCATCAGGTTCAGGTCGACGAGGGGAATGTCATATGGCTCGTCCGGCTTGTAACCGATGTACCATCTGGCTACTTCCGCATCGAAATCGCTCAGTTGCTCCTGGACCTGAGGTGGGCGGGGCTGACAGGCAGCAAGCGGAAGAGCGGCAAGCCCTGCGACGACTAGACGGCGTGTGATCATGATTTTTTCTTAAGCTTCTTCTCAAGCAGATGGCCGGATGGCGCCATATGGAAACGACCGTCATCATACCGGGAGCATAGCAGGTACTTGCGGAAGAACCGGATAGCGCAAACAGCCGAAGGCGATTCGTTTGCTAGTCCTTTCACTCCCTGCACACACTTTGTGCAAGAGCGGAAGTGGCTAAAAACGCGGAATGGTGCAAACAGTTGCGAAATAAACACACTGATAGTCGCCTTGCTTTTGTGTCCTTGGAATGCCGTAGAGTATGAATCCAAGTAATGAGCGTAGATAATTCGACAAAAAAAGGGCGGCCAAAGCCGCCCGAAGGGTCTCTTCTCATTGGAAGTATCATTTAACGAAGCAAATGAGGCACAAAGAAGGAGCTGATGAGGCGACTACGTGGAATTACTCTGTTGAATTGTGAATAAATTCTTCTCACAGGGAAACTCCAGTAGTTGGGCTGCATGAAGAACGGCATTTCATGATGCCTGGTGACTATACCGCGATGCGGGATGAAATCGCTCGCTCATAAGTTTTTTCCTGAATGTGAAACTTGGCGCTTGACACTCCGGAGTAAATAGAACAAAATAGGAACAATGGAAAAAAACGCCTGGGCGAGATGATCGCGCCGGGCGTTTTCATTTCTATCGGTTCTGGAGCTCAAAGCCGGAACTATCCTCATCCCTTGATACTGGCTATTTCAATAACCTAATTATTTCATAACCTTATCTGAAATGGTGGGGCATTTTCCCTCAACCCTTCTTCTAAACACAATCAAATCCCCCGCCAACCCGCGACACTCAATCTGCGAGCGTGGGGGCACATGTAACGGAGCAACCATATGGAAGCTGAACAGGAAACGATGCCGGAGGTTTATTCCGAAGATGGCTGGACGAATGGGGCGAATGGAGAAGGCGGGGCGGCGTCCGAGATAACCGCAGGCGATCAACTCCGTTATTCAGGTCCGCGGACGATAGACAGCGGATATTCTCATCGTGAAGAGGAGACGTCGTTCGAACGTTCAGGAGGCGGGGAGGAAATACCAATCCCTCCTGAGCAAGTCGAGGCTGATTTCGAGCGGGCCTTTGAGGCGGCGATAGCCGAACATGTTGAGGGCGCCGTGCAACACCGCCTTCTCACACATAATCTGCTACACGCCCAGAACAGTTATGGTGATGAATTTGAGGCCGCTTATAGAGCGGTGCTCGAAAGCGGGTCGCCAGCGCTGGTGCGACAGGTTCTTTCCCAGGACAACCCCGGAGAGAGCATGGTGCACTGGTTCAGGCGGGCACGCCTGGTCGCCGAGATTCCAGACGGTGATGTCGATGCCTGGGTCAGGCAACGTTACTCGGAACTGGCTGGCAATCATTCTGGTGCCCAGGCTGCTCCACCGCCTTCTCTGGTTGGTGCTCGAGGTGCCGGTCAGGCTTTTTCTGAGGGCGTCCCCGATAACGCTTTTTCCTATGCTTTCGGGAAATAACCTTCTCCCGGGACAAGCAACACCGGAGCAATTCTTCTCCGGTGGGCGGTATTCGATGCCGCTTCTGATGCATCGTTTCCAGGAAAACCGGAGAGCCGGTTTTCCATCTTTTCAAATCCTTTTTATAACCGAGGAATAATATGGCCAATATTGAACTTGCCACTGCTTCCCAGAAGAAAGTCTGGACCGCGAAGCGCTACGACGAATATGTCCGCGCTTCCGGCTTCAAACCGTTCATGGGCAAGGATTCCAATAAAGTAATTCACGTCCGCTACGATTTGAAGACCGACCGCGGCGATACAATCAATATTCCGCTCTTCGCCAAGTTGAAGGGTGAGCCGAAACGAGGGGCCGCGCCTATCGAGGGCAATGAACAGGGAATGGCTAATTTTCACTTTCCCATTTCGATAGATTGGGTTGGTGAAGGTGTATCAGTTTCCAATTCCGACCAGTTCCGTTCCGAGATCGACCTGTTGGAAGCGGGGCGTGCAGGCCTCGTGAACTTCATGGGTGAAGTGACACGTAATGACATTATCGATGCACTAAACTCCAAGAACGGTATTCGCTTTGGCGACGCGGGGACTGCGATCCGAAGTGCCTGGAGCACCGCCAATCGCGATCGAATTCTCTATGGCTCGAAGGTCAGCAACCACTCCGATGATTTTGCTACGGCGATCAGCGCACTGAGCGAAGAAAGCGACAAGCTAAGTCCGCGTATTGTACAGCTTGCCCGCTATCTTGCGCGAAACGCTGACCGGGTCGTTCGCCCGGCGGTTGTTGAAGAGCGGCGCGGCATGTCCGGTGAGCGCGGCAACATTGTTGAATCCTACGTCATGTTCGTTGGCGGGCGCTCTTTCTTTCATCTCAAACAGGATCAGGAACTGCGCGAAGATCTGCGCCATGCGATGGACAGGGGCGCAAAGAACCCGTTGTTCCAGCCGGATGATCTGATGATCGATAATGTTATCGTGCGTGAAATTCCCGAAATCACCGAACGTTGCCTTATGGCTGGTCAAGGCTATGACGGCGTCGATCTCGAGCCGTTCTTCCTGTGTGGTGCGCAGGCCATCGGGTATGTGGTGGGGCAGGATCCTAAGTTCACCGCTGATGCCCGCGATTACGGACATGTCAACGGTGTTGCGGTGCGTGAGCTGCGTGGCATCGAGAAAACGCAATTCGCCGGTGTCGACCACGGTGTTGTGACCGGTTACGTCGCAGCTCCGTCGGCGTAATGCCGAGGGGCGGAATGCGGTGTTTGAAAGCGAGCCGCATTCCGCCCGGTTATTTCAAGGATTTTGGCCGGGTTCGCGAAAGCCGGCGATACAATTTCAGCAGAAAGAATTTTCATGATCAGTTTCAATGCAAATAATGCCGTCAGCACCCTCGACACCGTCGGGCACGGGCTCGGTGGAAACGTGAAGACTGCGGTCGGCTCCTATCTTCTGTCATCGCCATTGCAGGGCGGGCAGATCATTCCGATGGTAGCCGTGCCGGGGGGAGCGCGCATTCTGGATGTCGTGTTGTCTTCCGATGATCTCGACAATGGTGCGGGTCTGGCGCTGCATGTCGGAGATGGCCAGATGGGCAATCGTTATCTTGCGGCTTCTTCTGTGGCGCAGGAAGGCGGCCTGGCCCGCATGTCCAACCAGATCGGGCACGGATATCGTTACAAGGAAAGCGACACCATTGATGTGACGGTTGCGACTGCGCCGGCATCAGGGCGGGCTGCCGGCCTTTTGCGGCTTAGCGTCATGTTCGTCATCGACTGAACATTATCCGGACAGGAGCGGGTATGCCTTGAAAACATGATCCGCTCTTCGCAAGCTCCAGAGAAAGACAATCCATGCTCGATGATTATGGCGTTCTCATTGTCGGAACGCTTGCACCCTTCTGTCTGTCTGACCCACGAGGGAAAACAGCCAATGATAATTCCTCCGATCATGGCCTCAGGTCGGCTGCATATGACCGACGGCGTTCCGGCGAGGTTGATGAACAGAGTGTCCGGCACCCGACAACCCAATCAGCTTAGGGAGGAATACAAGACATGACTTTTCCGCTCTCCCTTCTGACCCGAAGGGCGCTTGAGGTTCTAGGTGTCCTCGGGGCTGGTCAAAGCGTCTCGGCGGAAGATGCCGAGACTATTCGCACCATCGCAACAAGCGTCATAGCGATGCTGGAAGCGCGACAGGTGGTCTCCCTATCGAGGGAACTTGAGGACGATGCATTCTCCGATGAATTGCTGTTGCCGCTCTCGGTGCTGATTGCCTACCACTCCGCTCCGAGTTTTGGTCTCAATGCGACCGAGCTCATAGCCCTCAAGCTTCAGGCGGACGATGCCGAAAGCGACATCAGCTCACTCATGGTGACGGGGAGGGGCGAGCAATCTACACCGGGGATGTATTTTTGATAACCAGACGAATTTTTGAGTAATCATGATGCAAGCAAAAAATAAGAATAGATCAGTAGTTTTTGATAAGGCTTTTCCGGATGAACATGCTTATGATGAAAATAAGCTTATAGGAGGCGCTGAGCCGCTTGATTTCTTGGATCCCGAAACCGCAATGTGGGTTAAACAGGATATGTTTGGCAACCAGATCGCGGTCGATAGAAATGGAAAACTAGGCATATATTCAGATAATTCTGATTTTCTCAGATCTGCATTTGATGGAGCATCCAGAGGGTTAGGCGATCATGCTAGAGCGGGTTTAAGCTCGCTTGCTCAGGGCGAAGAATATGAGAGGGCGCTAAGAGAGCAGGAAGAGTACACACGTGAGTTAAGCTACAGGAAACCTTGGCTAGTAAGGGCTGGAAGATTTAGCGGTGATGTCGGCAGAGACGCCTCGGTCACTGTCGCGACAAGAAATCCTTATGCCGCAGGATTAGTTTCCGGTAGCCTGGATGCAGCGGCGGCTGCCATTAAAACACCGGGAACCTTCAAAGAAAAGGCAATAGCTGCAGGAGCCGAAGCGGCTGAAACGCTTGGATCGTATGCACTTGCAAAAAGGGGCTATGGGCTCGGTAGCAACGTACCGGGTTTTTCGCGTGCCTATTTCGGCACAGAGGGGTCGGAAGAAGACAAATTGAGAGCGGTCGGCAAAAAAATGGAGGATTTACTTAGTAATAAAATCGGAGTTGGTATTGGCGCGAGAAAACGCTGATTATATTAAATATAAATAAATACTTGATGTTGTTCTTCCTGATTTTTGTGGAGAGCTATTACTAAGTGCTATTTTATAGCCACTTTACAGGCTCTCAGGCTCCTCCTGGAGCCTTTTTAATTGGAAAAACCATGACCGCCATTCCATTTCCGACGTCATCCCGGCCTGGCGGTAGCCCGGCGCTCGGGCAGGGGCGTCTTGTCAACGTTTATGCCAGTAAGGACGGTGCTGCAGTCCGATGGAGCCGTGTTCCCGGTCTGCGCCGGTTTGCGGAACCTTCATCCGGCCAGGTTGCTGCCATGACGTATCCGCGTGGGCTCACCTGGTCGGGGATCGATCTGATCAGCGTCGTCAGGGATCGGGTTCTCAGGGTCAATTCGAGCGGCAGAATTACATTTCTGAACGGTGAGATATCGGGTACCGGCCCCGTTACCATAGCGCGTAACAACAATGCCATTCCCGATATTGTGGTTGTCTCCGCATCGGGAGTCGTGACCGTCGGTTCCAATATGATTTCCGCTTATCCCGACGGCAATGTCGGGGCTCCAAATTCGGTGTCCTCACTCGATGGATACCTGATCTTTACCTACGGCGACGGTTCCATAAGGGCCAGCGATCTGAATACGACAGAGATCAACTCGCTGTCGTCGACAAGAGCCGAAGCCAATCCGGACGGGTTGTTGCGCGGCATCGTTTCAGCACAGTTGTTCTACGCAATGGGCGAAACGACGATCGAAGTCTATCAGGATGCTGGAACGATGCCTTTTCCACTGGCGCGGGTTGCCGTCATTCCTGTTGGATTGATGGGTCCCTGGGCGGTGGCCGGCGGCGCGGTGGAGGGATGGGATACGAGCCCGTTCTTCGTTGCCAGGGACGGCACTGTACGACGCCTCGATGGCTATCAGGTCCAGACGGTTTCAACACCGGATGTGGTGAGAGACATCCTTGCGGTGAAGGACAGGGCGAGCCTTATCGCCAACGTCCATGTGTCCGGTGAGAACGCCTTCTGGTCCTTGTCGTGCCCGGACTGGACATGGGAATACAACGTGACGACCGGCGAATGGCACCAGCGCTGCAGCTACGGGCTTTCGCGATGGCGTGCGGCCTTCTCCGCTTATGCATTTGACAGATGGATTGTTGGGGACACCAGGGACGGCATGCTGATGGAGATCGATGCGGATTGCCTCGATGAGGATGGCGAACCGTTATTGTTCGAGATTGAAAGCGATTGCGTCAAGGCTTTTCCTTCACGAATACAGTGCAGGAGAGCCGATTTCGATTTCAATGTCGGATATGGCCGCGAAGCGGGGTTGGACCCTATCGAGCTCAACCCGGTTGTCGAGATATCCTGGTCTGATGATGGTGGTGTAACGTGGTCTATCCCCCTGTTGCGTCCATTGGGGCGAGAAGGACGTTTTCGCCAGCTTGTTTCGGTGCTCAATACCGGCCTGTCTTCTGCGCAGGGACGGAAATGGAGGTTACGCGTCTCTGATCCGGTGCCGATTACCCTGATCGGCGGTGATATGCAGGCAGAGGCGAGGATAGCCCTATGACGTTGCCGCAACCGCCCAAGCCACCGCCTCCAGGTACCGTCATGGTCGACGATACCGGTCGGCTCACCAAACAGGGATATGATTTCTTCATCGCGTTGACGCGTTTTCTCGAAGCGCTCCGCAAAACTATCGAGGGTTAACAATGGCCAGTATTTTTTCAGGAAAAGCAGGGCGGGATGCATCCGTCTATCAGCAGATGATGCTCGGTAACGGCAAGAAAGAAGCATTCGATTACATGGACCAGGGCAGGTCGGCTGCAACGGGTTATCTCAACCGCAACTACGACATCTACAATAATGCTTTCAACAAGGCATCAGGATTGATCGATGCCGCGTATGACAAGGCCGATAACGCGATCCAGAGCGGCAAGAACCAATGGCAGCCCTTCTACGACACGGGCGTGCAGGCCAATAGTGCCTATGCTGACGCGATGGGGTTGAATGGTCCGGAGGGTCGGGCGAGGGCTGCACAATCGTTCCAGGTCGGTCCGGGTTATGAATTTGCGCGCTCGCAGGGGCTGGACGCAATTCAGCGCTCCGCGGCATCGCGAGGCGGGCTGGCTTCTGGAAATACCAGTGTCGATCTGATGAAATACGCTAACGGGTTGGCGTCGCAGACTTACGATAATTGGCTGAACCAGTTCACTCCACTGATGCAGAATGGCATGCAGGCCGCACAGGGTAGAGCGCAGAGCGACCAGCTTGCCGCCCAGTATGCAGCCAATAGAGGTGAACTCCTTTCAGGATTGCAGACATCCCTCGGCGACAAGCTGGCGGGCACCAACATCTCCCTTGCCGATCTGGAAACTGCGTTGGCCAACAACAAGGCGAATATGGCTTATCAGACAGCACAGGGTATGGGGGAGGCAGGAGCCAGAGGTCTGTTGGCAGGCCAGCAGGCGGCGCAAAACCGTTTTGATGCGGCGAAATATGTTGCTTCAAGCTTAATCGACATATTCAAGGCTTATAATTCAGTGCCAGGTACAGGTAAGAATTCAGGTGCAAGTACAGGAAAATCTTAAAAATAGCATTTAATGTTTATAGTGTTTATTTTAAACGGTTCTTGTTCTTATATTCTACGTTTTTGCAGGATAATTATTTCACAATAAAAATATTTCAGCCGTTTTTCTGAATTTGCAAACTCTACGGGCTCGCTTAGGCGGGCTCTTTCTATTTGGAGCAACCATGTCTGCAATCCTATGTCCCCTGTCGCTGCAAACGGTTTTTCACCGAGGGCGGACTGAAATTGGCGCCAAGGTCCTGATCTATCGGGCCGGAACGACGACCCCCAAAACTGTATATGTCGATAGCAATCTGCAGGCGGCGCATCCGCGTCCCGTTCTTGCGGATGGTTACGGCCGGATACCGCCGATCTATATCGGGTCTGGTGATTACAAATTACGGCTGCTGACAGCAGATGATGTTGTCATCGGCGAGGTTGACGGATTGCCGGGAGCTGCCTCCTCCACGGATGCACCGGACCCGGGAGAAACATATCCGCTCTCCGATCCGAATGCGGTCCTTGTTACCGGTGATATTATTGCAGCATATCGAACTGGGTCGCGAGCCGGATTTGCCCGGTGCAACGGTAATACCATAGGTACGGCGGCTTCCGGCGCCTCCGAGATAGCCGTCGGGTTGCCGTCCAATCAGGAACAGCCAATAGGATCCGCCTACCCTCTGTTCATCCACCTTTGGGAGAACGATCCCAATCTTCCGGTTTACTCAGCCGGCGTCGAGGTGACGCGTGGAGCAACGGCACTCTCCGATTGGGATGCCAACAGGCAGCTTGGTCTGCCCGATATCCGCGGCCGGGCGGTTCTGGGGCTGGATGGCATGGGCGGGCCGGATGCAGGCCGGTTGCAATTCGAAACGACGCTGACCACGACGAAAAGCAGCAATGAGGCATATGTCACTTCGGTTGAAGGTATTGTTGTCGGCATGGGAATTGTCGGAACGGGCATTCCGACAGGGGCGGTTGTAAACGCGATTGAAGACCTGAAACTGACGCTGTCGCTGCCGGCGACTTCGACAGGTAGCCCCAGCGCCCGGTTTTCGCAGTTCAAGGACGCGCGCGTTCTCGGGGCATCAGGCGGCGCGTCCTTCTATGATCTCAGTACTGGCCAGCTCCCGGCGCATAATCATGTTGCGAACAGTTATAGCGGGAACGCCGGGGAGCACTCACATACCGGTGGGACGGACGCACAGGGTAATCACTCCCATCCATACATTGATACTTCCATTTATCCCGGAGCCGGCGCCGCGGGTGGGACGAATGTCGGAACTATTGCGAACCAGCGCACAACCGGAGATGCGGGCAATCACGGGCACAGCGTTTGGACGTACGCAGCAGGTCTGCATTCTCATGTTGTGTCTACGGCAATAGACAACACCGGTAGTGGGCAATCCTACAGCGCCGTTCAATCGTCTCTCCTTGTTACCTGGTACATTAAGCTTTGAGGATTGCCATGCTTGCAAATATTCGCTTTGGCGCGGTGACAAACCGCGAAACGTGGATTGACCGGATTGAACTGAGGGATGATTCCGGGCCGGTTGATCTGTCAGAAGCCGATTGTCAGCTTGAGATTCAATCGCAGTCGGGTGGAAGCAGGGTGTTATCCGCCCGCATCGGTGACGGCGTCATTATCGCGAGCAGTGAAGGCATTATCGAATGGACCTTTGACGCCCGACAAATGCGCAATCTCGTTCCAGGACTCTACAATGTTGGACTGATCTATACGCTGGGTAGTGTGACGACCCAGGTCCTGACCGGCACAATCCAGATTGACGATGGGTTTGTATCATGATGCAGATTAAATTGCTCCCACGCTCCACGTTGCGGGTTATGCCCCGCCCTGCCGCGCCGTCCGGGCGTGACGGCTGGACACCGGTTCTGTCGGTTGTTGAAGATGGCTTGCGACGGGTGCAGCAGGTTACAGGCTGGACCGGCGGGAAGGGTGATAAGCCCGTGACAGGCTGGTATGTCGGCCCGTTCGGCTGGGTTGATGATATTGCACAGGCCATCGATATCCGGGGCGAGCAGGGTATTCAGGGCATTCAGGGCGAGCAAGGTATCCAGGGGGAAGCTGGGCCAACAGGGCCACGAGGGGAAATAGGCCCAATTGGTCCGCAAGGAATGCAGGGCATTCAAGGGCTGCAAGGAAATACAGGCCCGGCCGGCCCGCAAGGACCACAGGGAGCGATTGGTTCTCCAGCGATGCCGAACAGCATTACAAATGCTCATCTTGCAGAAATGCCTGCGAATACGATTAAGGGGAGGCTCAGCACAGCAGGAACACCGAGCGACCTGACCGCCGATGATCTGCGAAATCTGATAAATCCCGGTGGCTGGCGCATGCTGCAGCGCATACAACTCGAAGTGGATACGGCAGCCGTTTACCAGTCTATTCCTTCAGATATTAGTCAGTTGCGCATTTCTGGTGACGTTAATGCGACTGGTGCCACTTTAATAGCGCGCGTTAGCTATGATGGGGGTGCGACATTTCACAATTTTTATGTTGAGGCATGGCTAGGGCAGAATATTGCAACGCCTGTTGCTCAATCTAACACGCCTGTAAACGTTATGAATATTTGTGGATCAAGCGAAAGCGTTGATCTCCGCGCTCGCTTCACGGCGTCAATAAGTGTTGGCAGCAACTCTAGTGTTATGTCTCTGCAAACGCGGGAGCTGGCCTATGCACACGCAGCAGGAATCATAAATTTTTTAAGGTCTGGCTATTCCACCCAGCACGGGCGAATAACTAATATCATGTTTTTCACAAGCTCCGGGCCGATTGGGGCGGGAACCGTAATCTCCATAGAGGGATGTTGATATGACTGATTTGATTACAATCATAGTAGATGGCGAGGTTCGAGAAGTTGACATGGGATCGATCGATCTCGGTCCTCCTGTTAAAACTACCGAACCGGTCCCCACTATCACCCCGCGCCAGCTCCGGCTGTGGCTCCTGTCTCGCGAGCTGCTCTCTCAGGTACCGATGCTAATAGAAGCCATGCCTGAGTCCGATAAATCAGTCGCAGAAATTGAGTGGGAGTTCGCAACCGTTTTCGAGCATAGACACCCGTTCATGATGGCACTTGCCGCTGCTGTTGGGATGTCTGCTGAGGATATAGAGGCAGGGTTTAGAGAGGCGGCGCTACTGTAGTTCATGACTTAGCAACTTAACATATTCGTTAAATCTCTCGCTTTGCAGGCTGTGCGGAAAGTAAGGCAAATTATGTAGGATGGCCGCATCTGGAAGGATGCGGTCATTTTCATGAGCTACATAGTCGGAGAGGACCGGGAACAGGGCGTTTTGTTGCCGGCGCGACGGAACGCTGTTCGACCGCTCCGCCTTCGTCTACGACGCCGGCAGCGACACGTTCGGCTGCCCGGCCGGACGAAGGCGTGCGCAAACAACTGCACCGCGACACAACCAGTGTCATCTACAGATCGAGCAACTGTTCGGGCTGCGCATTGAAACCGCAATGCACCATAGCTGTGCGCCGCTTCGTCACCCGCCACCTGCACGAGGACACGCTCAACCGGATGAACGCACGCACCACACCGCAGATGATGCAAAGGCGCCGCTGCGCCGTCGAGCATCCTTCGGAACCATCAAGCGGATGATGGTCGGCGGACGCTTTCTCACCAGAAGCTTCAAGGGAACTAGAACCGAAATAGCACTCTCGGTTCTTGCCTACAACATGCTGCGAGCCATCAATATCAAAGCTACTACCGTCTGAAAGTTAAAATAGGCCTCGACAGTGCCAGGGCCTCCAAAGTTTCCACACAGCCTGTTTGGCAGGCTTTTTCATTGCCGAAAGGAAACACCATGGCGTCAGCATCGCTTGAACGCTCGATTAAGCTCGTGTTCGGTCACGAGGGAGGATACGTTAACAACCCCAAAGATCCCGGCGGACCAACCAAGTTTGGGATTACGCAGGCTACCCTGAAGGCGTGGCGGAAGAAGGCGGTTACGATTGCCGACGTCAAGGCCCTCACTCTGGATGAAGCGTCGCAGATACTTCGCAAACAGTATTGGGGCTCAATTGCGGGAGATCGCCTGCCCGAGGGGCTCGATCATGCCGTTTTTGACTTCGCGGTCAACTCCGGGCCGGCACAGGCCGTCAGAAGTTTGCAGCGGGTTGTTGGAGCTATGCCTGACGGGATAATGGGGACTAAAACGCTTGCAGCCATTGCCGGTTTCGGGGCCTCAACCCTCATTGAAGAATATTGTGATACGCGTCTCGCATTTCTTCACGGCTTGAAAACCTTTGCCACATTCGGCAAGGGCTGGACAACCCGCGTCGAACGTGTCCGCACGGAAGCGAGATCCCTGATCAAGGGGGTAGCTCCTCTGCAATTATATGCTCCGGAGGCCACGGGTCTTGCTGATCCCGCCGACACCAGGACAACCGCGACAACTGATGGCAAAGCTACAGTTGTCGCCGGAATCGGTGTCATGGGAACAGCCTGTTCGGAGGCCGCGAACCAGATTGCACCTTACATCGCGATGCCGCTGATCAGGTGGCTTTTCGTCGCTCTGACCATTGTCGGCATCGGCATCGGCCTATGCGCCACCATCCGGCGCATCCAGGCGGGGAATGCGTGATGCTGAGCTTCTTATCTTGGCTGCTCGGCTCAAAAACGGGGCGTATCATCGCGCTTTGCGCTCTCGCTCTGGTAGCAGCGATGCTGGCCTGGCGACAGGCTTTCCGTTTCGGAGTGGTATCCGAAAAATCCAGACAGGCGCAGGAAAGTCTCGACGCTTTGCGCAACAGGATTTCGATTGATGATGAAATTTACAAGATACCTCCTGATATTCGCCGCCGTGAACTTGCTCGCTGGATGCAACAATCCTCCGGCAACCGCTGA